GCCGGGAAACGACTTGAAACGTCGTCGCGTAGAATGATGGGCGAAATATCAAAAAATTGGTTTGAAACTTTTGTATGTCGAAATTTGTTTGTAAATTTGCAAACCAAGCCCTCCAAGATGGACGCGATAACTTCAAGTTCGGGAGGCATTAAGGCCATGACTTAAGTCATGGCCTTAATTTTTCAAGTTGAGCCGTCAAATCCTGCCGCGAAGACCAGGATGTAACCCTGACAGCGTTGCCTTGATAAACCACATAGCACTCTTTGATGACGCCATTTGAAAAATCTCTTTTCCGGCCATCGATGTATTGGGCGAGTTTTATGGTTCTGAGCGGCTTATTATTCATGTGCATATCAAGATCGATGACCACAGCCGAGCATCTCTGTGTTATAGCTTTCCTGAATCCGGCTGTAATTCCCTTTTCAGATTCGACTCCTTTTCTATCAGCAATCAGCTCATCAATCAGATATTCGGGGTTCTTGTGTCCTTCAGCGAGAATATGTTCTCTGATTTTAATGTTCATGTCAGGGAACGATTTGAGTAACGCTTTCGCCACGCGAATGTTGTCTTCCAATTCTGTCTGATCAGCAGAATCACTTATGCGAAGACGTTTGCCGAATTC